ATATCTAAATCACATTGTTTTCTTAATTGGTCATAATGATTTTCCTCTAACATTGCTTTGATAGCCACTTCATTAGCAATCTCTATAGAAGGTTTATAGTTAAGCTGCATATATAATTCCATTTCTGCGTCACTTTCAGGCAAGTCTTTAGGGTTAATCTGAGAAACCTTCATATTAAAGTCGCTTTCTATTTGAAGAAATAAATCTTTAGCTACAACATTTACTTCTACCATTTCTTGAAACTGACTTCGCTTTTCAGCCGACATAGCATCAACAGCATTAGCTTTAACATGAAACAATCTATCAGACATTCCGTTTACTACAATGTCAACAAATTTTGGAATAATGGGAATAGGTGTCCAATCTAAATTAAGATAAGATAAATCGCCATCAATGGCTAATTCATTTTTGTATTTTCTTATGGATTGTTCTCCCCGCGCATACAAGCGCAAGCGATGAAATTCGGCCCATTGATTATAAAACCTACATTGCATTCCATCTCTTCTAAACCATTCGTATTGAATAGCCTGTCCTATTTGCAGTCCAAACTCGTCAGTCGCCTTCTTTTTGTCTGATACAAATTGATCTGGAAAGGCAGCGGACTGTATATTAATTTCAACTGCTTTCATCTAATTAGTTCACTAATAGTACTCTTATTATTATATCGTGCAAAGTTAACACTTATTTTTGATTTTTCTTTAGTGGGGGTGTACAAGTGTTTTTGGTTAGCCATAATAGCTAATCCTGAACTTATAGTAGCATCGTAGCTGGTTCTGTGGGTGATGTCAAACTTTGCCCAATCCTCTAAAGTACGCATAAAATACATTACCCCCATATCATCTTTATCCCTATATGTCCCCTCTAAATCTAACCCTACATATTTTTCAATATATGATTCTACCGCAGAAGCGTGTGATTGTTTTACATCTTCTGAACTATTAGGGATACCCCCTAATTCTCGCTCTGTTTTAGATAATTTATTATATTGTTTGTCGGGTCTATTCATGCAAAATCCTCTATACCCTCTGTTTTTAAAATGATATAATAATCGAGGTTTATTATTCTCGCAAAGAATAGGCATACCATAAAAAATACAAGCCATTAATACCTCTTCAAAAAATATCTCTGCGGTTTGAGGCCGTGCAATATATTCTAAAAAAAATTCATTAGAAGGAGCAGTATCCATATTAAATTTAGTTAATCCATGTAAAGACCCATTTGACCCACGCCCCACTACTACTCCTGAAATATCGTAAGAGTCGCATCCAAAACACCCTAAATGGTCATTTCCAGGTTTTTTTTGACCCCTAAACTCATCTACTCTATTTTGTAAATTAGAAGCAGGTATCCAGCTTACCAAAAATCGTCCTCTTTTATTAGGAGACCAGATTACTTTAGTATCCTCCACTCCATCTTTCCAATGAAAAGACCCACGGGTTAAATGATGGCCTGCTATTAAAGAGTCATTATAATCAATCTGTTGGTATATTTTAGTTAAATTAAATAGAGATTGTTTGCTCTCGTCCCTAAAAGCGTGTGATTCTGTTCTTGGGAATTGTCTATAAAATTCATTTAAAGCGTCAGAATCATCAGATAATGATTCTACTTCATTTTCCCAATAGTCAATAGCTCCTATAGTAATATCCTCTCCATCAATCCCTACAAGAGTATGCTGAGGTTTTCTTAATACAGGCATTCCATGTCTGTCTATATACCCTTCAAAATTCCATTCCATAGGGACAAATAAAGAATAAAGACCGCTTTTTGTTTGGTCGTTAGCGTTTCGTTTTAGTGGAGAAGAGTCTTCATATAAAGATTTAAAATTTCTTCCGCCTTTATCTAAGGCATTTGAAGTTGAACCCATCATACATTTTCCAACCACTTTGCTTCCCAGTCGTAAACATGTTTTTGTAACCCTCCAGTTATTTAAAATATTCTCAGGCCTTTCCCACTTTCCACTTTCATCATGCAATAAGAGATGTAATTTTTCCCCATCATAACTGTTATCGGAGGTATTTTTCCAGTCAATAGTGGTGTCTAACCCCTCTAATTCTTCCGTATCAATCTCATACATATTCTTCTTTGTAATTTTTGACGCAGGAACTCTATAGGCTAATTCGGTTTTAGGTTTATCCATACCATCTTGAATAGGTTTAAAAAAGAATGGATAATTATTAGAAATAGGAACAACTTTATCTGTAAACATTTTTTTAGCGTCCCATCCTGTTTTAGAAAGGATGCCGATTCTCGCATCTTTAGTAATAGTTGCGCAATTAACTCCCTCACAAGAGCTCATAAAAGAAAATCCTGATCGTCTAATTTTTAAATAACACATTCCAAAACATCTTTTATCCACCTTACACGCTTCCCAGAAAATATAAAAAATTCTATTAGCCTCTCTAAAATCTGGCTGTCCTACATCAATCTTTGTCCATTGCAGGTACATATAATGCGTTCCTGTAATATAAGTAGGTATACCATTATTCATAAACCAATTTCCCTCTTCTCTTTTGTCAAATTCTTTTTCTATATAATCCACCCATGTGGATTTAAAAGAAGGAAGAGTTTCGTGCCATTGAAATATAGACTGTATTCGTTTTAGAATTTTAGGCAAAAGGTGTGGTTGCCAATACTGCTCATCCTTCTTTTTAGATAAAGAAAATATGTCTTTAGGCTTTTTAGGGAGTCCAATCTTTAATCCGTTAATCTCATAAATATCTCCTAATGTCCCATTCTTTGAAATAATAATTATATCATATTTTGTATTATATCCTGGAAGCCACGATTTAGCCCTATTCTTATTAGAGATAACATGTTTAGGAACTATATCTTTTAAAATATAGTATAAACTATTTTGATCTTGATTCTGCAAATCCTTTTGGGGTATTAGTTTTGTTAGTTAATATATTCCCGTCTAATAAAGATTTTTCTTCTTCTATTCTTTTCAAAATTTCAAAAGCATCAAATACGGCTAACTTTTTAGTTGCAGCTGCATTTTTTAATCTATCCGCTGCTAACCTATCATCTTTATCATATTTAATAATATCTTCTTTAGCTACCTTAATAAGTTGTTTTACCGCCTGCTCTCCTGCCTCTATTATTTGTAATTTAATTTCTCTACTATCCATTTTCTTTATATTCATCTTCTTCGTGTATTTTTTTTATTTCTTGATACTTCGAGCCTCCCTCGGTTTTTTGCCAGACTTCATTTAGACTTTTTGCGCTAAATTTAGGATTAAACGGTAGATTTTTAGCATACTCCCAGAAAGAAGTATCATACTTAGATCCAAATTGATAATGCCACAATAAAAACTTTTCAATCCTTTGGATGTTTGATTTAACTTTATTGTTAGTTTCATGTGGATCGACACCATCGAAAATAGTATTCTTAGCTCGGACACATAATTGATGATAAAAGTTAAGAGCTGTTGCTTCTAATGGTTCTATAAATCCATAAGCGTTTCCCTGTAGTATAGTTCTATCACCTACAAACATATTCTTCGCGGCATAATTATCAAATGTTATATAATCATCAATACAATTTATATTAAATCTTTCTATAAAGTCTTCAGAAGCATCATGTTGAGATGTCACATTATTATTATGCAAATAACCGTATGATATAGTATCCTTATTAGGTATAATAAATGTCCAACCATTAGGTGTGGCAACGGCTCTTGTGTAGATTAAGTCTTGATCTGATTTTAGTCTTAATCTTTTACCAAGAAGAACAGAGTTAATAGGACTAATCAATGTATCGTAATTATTTTTATCTCTGTTATGTCTACCTCTACAATCAAATATTATATCACAATCTATCTCTTGTTCAGGATTATATATAATCTTTTCTTCAATGTTAAATAAACCAGATTCTAATACTAAGTTTGATAATTTCTTAGGAACAAAATGTGATGCTGTACAACTGTTAAAGCAAAACTGGTGAAATATTTTATCTTGTTTTTTACCCCATCCTTCATATAATATACCTGTCTTAACAGTTGCATCAATTGGATTATTATACCAATCAACACCAAGTTTATTATATAACATACGCGTAAACCCAGGAAGAGTTCCTTGTCCAACTTTTTCTATGGGATGTTCTTTTGGGCTATGATATATAGTAATTTCATGCAAATCAGGACTATTTAATAATTCTAATGCGGTTATACACCCAGCATTACCAGCCCCTACTATTGCAATTCTTTTCATTTAATTTTTTGTATATTTATAAAACATTACGAAAACTTCCCTGCCGCCTTTCCACGATTTATTAGGATACTTACTATGGAAATAAGTTGAGGGGTAAGACACCAGTCTGTTTTGCTGATACCCTATAACCGTATTTAACCTCCACATATCTATCTTTTCCGCGTCCACTTTTATCATACGATCATAATCCTCATCTGTTATGGTAGTTGGTAATTCTCTTCCATATACATGATGTTCCCATAGAGCCGTACCATGCAATTCTTCTTGTTCTCGAGGAGACATATATAATACCACAGCTCTATCGGGACGCTCTCCTTTTATATTCAAATCTGAATGTATTCTCCAACTGGTATCTAATTCATCTGTAGATACACGAAAAAGACTCAGTATGTTTTCTATTTCCCTCCCTTCTATCATTGCTAATTTTCGTAATACATAATTATTAAAATTATCAGGAGATTCTTGGACATAAAAATTTTTCCCTCCTGAAGTATGTTTTATAAATTTACCATTATCTAAATACTTTTTTGCAATCTCAAATAATTCTTTATCTATAAAGTCGTCTATTATATATATCATAAAAGTAGAGTTATATTATCAGTATACATCCGATAAAGTTTTTCATCATCTATAATAAAAGGGTATTCGCTCTCTGGCTGGTAAGACACCTCGTCTCCCGCTTTTACCCCTAAATCTAATAATTCTTGATTAATATATTTTATTGTTCCACATAAAGGCTCTTCCGTTCCAGGTTTGCTAATATAAGATTCTTTTAGCGATGCGGGTTTTATAAAACAGTATTTTCCGTACGCTTGCCATGTATTATTGTTTTTATATAAAAAAAATTGATGTTCATCCACAAAAAATAAATTGTCTTTAAAAAAACTTCTTCCGCTTTTCTGCCTACCCTTCATGTCATTATAAAACTTAAATACATTATGATGTACTACTAAAGTATCTCCTTTTTCTACAGGACCTGTATAGTTAATAGGTAGTTCTTTTACCTGAGCAAATCTATTGGAAGCGGTATGGTCTTCTTCGGAAACGCTGGTAATAAAATCCATTCCTTCTATTTTTTTTATATTATCATACCTTCTATTATTGTAAGGGGTGACAATAAAGTTAAAAGGAGACCTCACTAAAAATTTATATTATATTCTAAGGAAATAGGAAGGGTACATAAGAACTCTTTCCATACAAAGACTTCTTTAGTTGTTTCACCCCATTTTTCAACCCATACTTTATAGGAATTATCTTGCTCTTGAATCAGATGAATTTTATGAGAACCTCCTAAAACATCTTGCCCTACAATATAGTGCATTGCGCCAGACTTATAGTCGGCCCCGATTGATATTTTTCTAATATCCATTTCATTTTATTTTTATTTATTATTTTAAGAAGGGCACTCTGCTGTGAACAGTTCTATATGAACATTCCCCATAAAGTTAGTTAGCTCTGCCATCGCCTCCACTACTAAAACTAACCCAAACCCTGGGGGTAATTCTGTAGCAGCAAGTACTCCAAGACCTGCGTCACAACATTCTATTTGGTCCATTCCTGGCGCTGCTATGAAACATGAAGCAGCAAGTCTTGCATCTGAAGTTGGCATATCCTCACAAAGATTAACATTGTATAAACTACATGTCATATCATTATC